GTTTTCAATCTAGTAAAATTTAAAATAAAAAGTGTGAAAAGGGTGTCAAAACCTATAAAGGCATTAACAAATTGATTGGGGTTTTCCCATTATTTAGTACAACTACACAGCCGATAGCAGGTTTTTTACCATATTTAGCATAGGCCATAGCATAACTTTCGTGGTCAATACCACAGCCAACTTGAACTCCAAAAATCCTGAAGTTCTGACCTACAAAATTCTGAACATAACATTGGGTATGTAAATGACCTTGTACCGTATTCATCATATCAGCACGACATTTTGTAGATGCAGTTCCACCTTCTCCGTGAATATACTGAACATTATCAATTACATATCTTTCAACAAAATTCCAAGTTGGAACTTCTAAAACTTCTTTGTAGGATTTTATCCACTTACTTGGTATTGCTGAACTCTGAGCCTTTCTCATAATCAATCGGTCGTGGTTACCAATAATTACATTTGCTTTTGGAAATGCTTCAAACCATCTAGCAATTCTTTTTATAGCAAATTCTAACTCGTCAGAACCACCCATTCCATCAGCAGAACTTTCGTGGTAGCTTGAAAAATGATTATCAATTACATCTCCAATAAAAACTACTTCAGTACAATTATAAGTTTCATATTGGTCAATACACCAATCTAGGTACTTGTCTAAACAAAATGGTTCGTGTAAATCTCCAATAACAAGAACATTCCTGCTATCAGTCTTACGCATTTCACTTAAAGCAAGTACCTCGTGTGGCTTTAGTCTGTAACGATTATCCCTTTGATACATCAGCAATTCCTTGCCCTACTATTAACACTAAAATAGCGTGGTAAAGTTGAGTGGCTGTAGCTTCATCTACACCCAAAAAGGTAACTATAGCAGGAACTACAACAGAACTGATGGCATACCAAAACTTTTTAGATTTTAACATTTGCCCTATTAAATACTTTTGGAAAAACTTTTTCATTTTATTTATTTTTGATTATTAATTTTATTTTTGTACCACCCAAATTTAGTATTTCTTTGATTAACAAGTCCATAGCTAAAACTGAGTTTTGAACAATATCCTGTTGACTTCCAAGCCCTACTAGAATACAACCCCTTGTATCTTTTGCAGTATTGCCCCTGTGAAATAAAATCCAATTTCTATTTGGGACTTCCTGAACTAACAAATGAATATATTCTCTTGTAGCACTTTCTCTTGGTAGTCTGAGCCTTACATCATATTCACCTTCAGGAATACAAGAAAAGTTCCTTTCATTATCTATTCACGGATTTTCAAGTGTATCACACATTAATTCACCATTAAGAAATAATTCACCTATTGTTGATTTTTTGGTGAAGGTATCTCTTATCAATAAAAGATTGATGGAAGCGTTGTTTTTTGGGCTTTTTAAGACTTCTAATGGACTTACAACCTCAGAAGGGTTGTAGTTCTTTATTTCTGCTATTAAATAGCTTAGAACCTTTAAAATGAATTTTATTGCCCATTTATTTAGATTTTTCAAATTTTATAAATTTATATATAGTAAATGTTATTGCTAAAATTAATGATACTAAGGTTAAAATATCATTACATTCCGTTATACTGAAAACTATAGCTGTGCTATTTGCTAGCCCTACTTGTAGGCTGTCTTGAACTTCCTTCATTTTTAATATTTTTTTTTAAGTATGATTTCAACTTAATTTTATTTGATTTTTTAGTCTTGTAGTTCTTCTTCATTAATCCATTGGATTTATAAAACTTCTAAGAGTTATCGTGTTACATTGGTCTCGGCAACTTTCTAAATTCATTCCACCATAATAAGCATTTTGGTCAGGATTAACATCTGCACCTGTATTGGTTTGATACTCAGGAAACTCAATAAGATTATTTGTAATGTATTCAATCATTCTCTCCATATAATATTCACCTGTATTTACAACTTCTGACCTCAAACTTTGTGCTTCTTCAGTATTTAATGAAGTTCCTGTTTCTGAAGTCTTGGAATAAATATTGCCATTTTCCACCTTAAATCTTAGAAATGGAATAGCGTGGTACAAAGCAAAGTTTGGTAACATATCACCAATATAAGTATTCAGTAAAGTGGCATAATATTCATTCCCTGCAGCATTTACCGTTCCTGCTACAATTAAGGATTTCAATTTATCATTTAGCTTTGTTCCAAGCTTAGTTTCTACATATAGCTTTTGAGCCTGTTTTACAAAAGGTAGCAGTAGCTGAACATCAACATTCAATGATATGGCTGTGCTATCTTTTAATTTTTCTTCACTTATAAAAAGTACATATCCTGTTGCCATATTATCTTGATTTTAAGTAACCATTATTTTTCATTTTTCTTGGTGGGATTGCTACAAGGTTATCATTTTTTTCTGCAGTAAATCCTTCTTTTCTTGCTTTTGTATATCCTATGTTTTTCTCATCTTGAACATTATCAGGATAGTAAACATAATTGTCATCAGTCTTTGGTGCTTTGTAGATTTGTCTCAACCAAAAATGGAAACACTGTGGTCCGCCTTTCCAAAGAAAAATATCATAATTTTTAGCACCTTCAGGACCAAATCCTGCATTAACTCCTGACTTGCTCATTCTCATAATGTCTTCCTTACGATAAATCTTTTTAGCCTTCATCATCTTTTCACAAAACTCCCTTGAAGTTCCACTTTTATTCTCTAAGAAATTATCATTTGTATAAACATATCTAACTTTGTAAAATGCAGTTTTTCCTTTATTCAGTCCATCTTGGGAACTTCTAGCATTTGGGTTTGCCCTTCCTGTTGAAGTTAGTTCAATTTTTTCTTCAGCTATTTTGTTCAACTCTGCTTCATAATCAAAATCTCTATGTTCTCCATCAACTTCTTCTTCTGCTATTAATTCCCAATCATCAGGAATGTCTTCCATAGTATCTAAGAAGGTGTCTAACTCAGTCTTTGCCATTTTCTGAAGGTCTACATCTACATCAACATTTTCGTCTAATGGAGCAAGTCCTAGTTCTTCACGGATTTCATCTTGCGTCATAACTGCAGCAAGGTCTTGATTTGTAAATCTTATTGTTATTGGTTTTAACTGAACAAAAGAAATAGGAATATTCATTTGATTAACCTCAAAAATCTTTTTTAATACTTTCAGAATATGGTCTTGATATGGTTTTACAACCGTGTTAAGATAATAATTTGCTGCAGAATTTAATTCATCTGCATTATTTCCAAGTCCTGTATCTGACTTAATGCCCATAAGCACAGGTGAAGTACATCTGTGTCCTGTAAGTATATTTTGAACAAGAAGTTCCTGCAGGGCTAAATATTGTTTATCGGCATCAGAAACGCTTATTGGAGTTATCTCAGGAGTTCTTGTTTTATCATCTGAAAAAGTTAAAACGAACTTGCCTGAATTATGAGCACCTGTAAATTTTGCAGATAAACTATTTTCAATTTGAAGTCTTTCTTCTTGTGTAGGAACTCCATTTGCAAAACTTATAAAATAAGAACCTGCAAATCCATTTGATATATTGTTAAGGTGAAACTCTGCTACTCTTTGGTCAACCAAAGCCCAATTATTTGCTGCTACATAATCAGGAGTATGATAAACGGACATAGCAGGTGAATAAAGTCCTGAGTAGATTACTTGATTTGGATTTGTTCTGTCATTTACATTAAAAGCAGGAACATAATATGGTTTGTTTTTTCTAGTATTTGTCCAATCACTTGAAATAAAATAACCTTCAACTTTTCCCATTTCATTAGGTCTTCCAACTCTAATTTTCTCAACAGGAATATGGTAAATTTCAGCAATTTGAGTTCGGTCTTGGCTCCATACAATGTTTAAAGCAAATGCTCCCTGAAGTTTAAAATCAAAAGACATCTTTTTTACAACTTCCATTAAAGTTTCTGATGAATTGCAACTTGCCATAAACTTCTTCAGTTTAACTATAGTATCAAGATTTTTCTCTTCTTCGTCATCTATGACAATATCTTCACCACTTATCATTTCGGCTGTAGCATTTATAATTGCAGCCTGTGTACTTGAATTATAATAAAGGTCAATTAAAAACTGAGGGTACAAATTTCGCCATTCTTCAGTTCCATATTCAATCCATTCCTTTGATGCTTGTTCTGAAACTATTGGAGAAGTTGTAGCCCCAAAATCTACTTTTAAAATATT